CCGAGAGAACAAGGGTCCGGGTCGTTCCGTCATAGGCGATCGCCTCGGCCCACTGCCCCCAAGCGGGCATATCATGGGCGAGCCGGATCGGATCGCCATAGAGCAGTAGCAGGCCTTCCGCCTCGGTCGGAATGGTGATGGCGCGCCGGCGATACTTGTTGGCTCGCGCCAACATGGTTCCAACGTAGTAGGCCTGTGCCCGGTTGGTGCAGCCGAACAGCTGCACCGTGGTTGGGTTCTCGGCCGAGGAGCCTTCCAGGATGGCTGAGACCGTCGCGGGCTTCCAGGACCGCGGATCGATGTACTCGATGTCGACGGCGTCGGCCGTCTTTTCATCGGGGAACTTGTAGGCGATCTCCAGGCCCTTCCGCATGTTGCGGGGCGTGAAGAGCATCGCGGGTGCGGTCATCGGCAGGTCGCGCACGAGGCGCACCACGGGACCCTGGATGACCGGCTGGGCGACGACACAGCGGCCGATCTTGCTCAGGGTCTCCCACGCGGTCGAAACGGTGTCGCAGACCGCGTCAAAGGTCCAGGAGCGACTGGCGTAGTCCGCCTTGTGGGCATAGATGCCGGCGAGATCGACCTGCGATTCCTCGAGCCGCCCCCCGTTGTCGCTCAGGCACACGTAGGCAGCGGCATCACAGGGATTGCGCGTCGCCGCCACCGTGGTGGTCATTCGGCCGGCGGTCGCATCCCAAGTCGGCAGCTTGCGCGTGGCCAGGACGTTGAACTGCCGGCTCGACGCGCCGTTCAGGTTGCCTGTCGCCCGGGCCTTCACAGCGAGCAGCGTGATGCCCGGATAAGTCCGGGTGCCCGGCTGTCGGCCCTTCAGGCCAATCCAGGCAGCCGTACTACCGGCGCGCGCCGAGGTGTCCTTGGCGTTGGTCCGTCGTGCCCGTGCTTCGTAGCGTGCTGGGGTCACATCGACACGGAAGGTCCAGCGCTGCGGCGTTCGAGTCGCGAGGCCCTGGCTCGCGTGCGCCAGGTCGAACCAGCCGCTGGTGGGGCTGCCTTCTTCGTCGATCGCCCGCACCTGGAAATCGATCTCGATCCAGCGCGCGTCGAAGCCGCCGCTGTCGTTGGCGTAGTAGAGACCCTCCGGCGCGGCGTAGTCGATCTCGACCGCGTCGATCGTGGTGCCGGGCGGGTTGATGGCGAACGGCCCCTTCCAGGGAGACCCGGCTTCGCTGCCCGGGAGCTCGATGTCGGCGAGGTCGCGTGACACGAGCATCATCGGGTCGACGAGGTCGGTATCGATGCTGGCGCCCGGCACGACCTGGTCCCACGTGATCTCGGGGTACGAGCCGACCGGGGTGTCACCGACATTGACTTCGTGGATCTCGCACTCGCCGCGGGTGACCACCAGGAGCAGGTGCAGGTACTGCTCGTTGCCGGCAAAGGACTGGTAGGGCTGGTGAGCGTAGTCGGGGAACACCCGATGCTGGCCGAACAGCTCGGGAATGGGTTGTCCCAACCGGGCGGAATTGCCCTGCGCCTGGAGGCTGTAGGTTGGCGAGGACTGGGCCGACGTGCCTGCGAACGAGCCCGCCATCGCGGCGGCCGGCGCGGCCGGTGGTTGCACGAACAGAGACATCAGGCCGTAGACCGCCGCGTTCAACCCGATGGCGATACCCGCAGTTGCGGCGGCATAGGCAAAGGTGCCGGCCTGCAGCCCGAGGACTGCAGGTCCCGCCAAGTAAGGCGCGACGAAAGCAATGGCGATCGCCGCGACGACCAGCACCACCTGCAGGGGATTGGACCCGCCACCGCCCTGTGCCTGCGCATGGAAGGTCACCACGTCGGATGGGCCGATCACCGTTCGCGCCCAGACGCGACGCAGCACGGCGTGACCGTTGAGCAGGCAGACCGTCGGGCGCGAGAAGTCGCGCACACGCCGGCCACCGACCATCCGGACCGTCGTGTGCGGCCGCATCACCCGCCGGCGGCTGACGAAGCGCCGGATGGAGATCGGCTTGTCGACCCGGTGCGTCGTGCGCTGGGCCGGATCGAAGGGGTTATGAAGATGGTGCACGTAGCCCATCATTGCTCTCCGCTGATCGGTCGATAGACACCCGTGATCTGCCAGGCGGCCATCTCGAGATGGAACAGGCTGTTGAGCACGGAGCCGGCGCCGGCCGAGCAGTGCAGGACGCCCGGGACGCCGTCGACGAAGACCCCGATGTGATGCGGGTGCGCGCGGTGCCCCATCATCACCGCGTCGCCGTCGACGGCCTCGGCCAACACGACGGGGCGCCAGCCGAGGAGGCCCGGTCGCTCCTTGAATTGCCGCATGGCCTGCAGCAGCGGAACGCTCAGGACGATCGCCGGGATGTCCCGGCCGAAGTGGTCCCGCTGGACGTGGCGGAAGAAGTGCCAGCAGTTGAATGCCGGCGGCGCTTCGCCCTCGGGATCGTAGCCGAGGCCGATGTAACGGGTGCTCCAGTGGTCGACGGTCACAGGCCGATCAATCCCGGGAAGTTGCGGGCCTTGTAGGTCTCCCGTGGGAAGGCCACCGAGAGATCGGCGCCAGTGTTGGCTCGGCAGCTGATCTTGAAGACGTCGATCTTGACGTCCGATAGCGTGAACACCGGCGGCCTGGTCATTTGAGGGCGGGTGCGATCGCCGTTCAGGTAGGGCCGGTAGCACACCCGGATCGGGCGGCCATCGACGATGGCGGCGTCGAGCTGGTCGACGACTTCTCGCCCCACGTTGTCGAACTGGATCTGGATCTGCGGTCGCGGCGAGATCTCGATCGACGGCAGGGAAAAGTCGAACGCCATGGCGATGAAGGTGACGATCTGCCCTCCCTTGACGGGCGCCGTGACCTCCAGGCGCGCGGCGAAGTCCACGCGATCGCGCACCAGCCAGATCGAGGTGGCCTGGTTGGCGTCGTCGAGGAACGTGGGGTGCCTGATTTCGAGCGTGTGCAGCACGATCTCGTCGTCGCCCATCGGCGCAGCTGCAAAGGCCTCGCGCAGGGCCTCTTCGATGTTTGGATCGGCCATGGTCAGGGCCACCCCGCCGTGACATCGATCGCCGCGAGTGCGGCGGCGTCGGCGGCCTGCAGGATGAGGTTCTTGAGGTCACGGGCGTACAGCCGTCGGCTGATAACGACGTTCGATGCGGCATCGGCAAGGGCGCAGAACTGGGCGGCCGTGAACTCGCCCACGGTATTGTCGGCGGCAATAAAGCGGCCGTCCCACGTCGCGTTCGCCTTGCCTTCGATGAAGCGATCGGCCTTCGCGGCGAGGGCTGCGATGCGCCCCTGGCTTGCCTCGTCCAGCTGGTAGGTCTTGCCAGAGTAGGTGAAGCCGGCGGCGTTGCGCTTCATCAGCTCGGCCGACACCTCCAGCAGCCGCTCGCGCTTGCGGGCAGCGAGGAAGTAGGCAACCACGTCGGGATGGTCGGCCGCGAGCTCTTCCTGCCCTTCGAATTGCCGGGTCTCCGAATATCCGGACATCACGCCGTTCAGCCGAAAAATGAACATCAGAGGTCCCTCCCGCGCGGATCACGCCAGCCCAGCGTGGTGATGTTGATCATCCCGTCCGTCGTATTGATCTTGCGGCCGATCTGCGCGGACAGATTGGTGTGAAGGCCGTTCACCGGGATCACGGCGCCGTAGGAGTAAGCGGCGCCCACCGACGAGTGATACATGCTGCTGGTGATCGTCGAGTCCGCCTCGTCCAGGGACGTCAGCAGGCTGGTGCAGCCGCCGCTCGCACCCGAGATCACGTTCATCAACAGCCGAGGGAACACCACCCGGTTGCGCGGGACTGCCAGCGTCTGCGCCTGGCGGGTTATCACGCCGGGGACAGCGGCGTAGTCGCCAACCGGGTTCAACCACGCCACGTCGTCGCCGTTCTGGAAGAGGCGAACCCACTGGCCGGAGCCGTTGGTCAGCATCGACATGATCAAGCGCTTGTGGGTGTAGTCGGTCGGCATCGCCGGATCCGCGCCAGCCAGCGTAGTCAGCACGTCCGTGACACCCGTGTCGGAGCGGCGGATCAGGTAGACGTCGTACCAGGTGTTGTTGGCGATGGTGCCGGTGTCGAGGCTCCCGTTGCCGGCGCCCACGGCCCACGCACCGGTCGTCTTCGACAGCGCTGCGGCCAAGGCAAGCAGGACGGCGTTGGTGCTGTCCGTTGCCATGCCGGGAGCCACGGTGAAAGTGGTGGACGACCCCGCCGTCGATAGTGCCAGGCCGTCGATGTAGCCGCGCAGGACCGTCGGCGATACCCAGGCGAAGTCGAAGTTGGTGCCGCTCGCCTTGGCGAGGACCTGGCCGGTCGAACCGCCCGATGGAGCACCGACGTAGCCCGCCATTTCAGCTGCGATCCGCGCCAACGTCTTGATCAGTGCGCCGCTGGGCAGCGTCACGATGCTCCCGGTGCCGCTCGCCGGCCCCTGCACGATCGCCCGGAGGATGGCGGCGTCGGGCGTGATGGACGCGATAGCGGCTTCAAGATCGGAACCAAACGACATCGAGTACTCCTACGGCGTGTAGTGCGGCCAGAGTGCTGAGGGAGCCATCGCGGCGTGGAAGGCCGTCAGTTGGGTCAGCAGGAAGGCCTGGTCCTCGTAGAGCGCAATCTGCAGCGATGCCTTGTCGAGCATCGGCCGCTCCCGCACGTCGAGCGTGGTCTGCACCTGGACCCATGCGCCATTCAGCCAGCGCGCCGGCGCCTTGCCGGACTGGAAGCGGCACTCGCATTCCACCAGGCCGAGCCCCAGCAGGAGGGTCATGCGGAACCAGGAGCCGTACTCGGCGAAGTGGCGAAGCCATGCTTCGAACATGGCGTATTCGTCGCTCGTGAACCGCCACGTGGCCTTGAGCGTCGACCACTGCGCGGCGCTGCGCCGGCGCTGGCGAGGAGCGCCCAGCTCCATCTCGGTGCGCGCGACCGACGGATCGTCGTCGAGCTCGTAGCCCGAGATCACGGGCAACGGCAGACGGGCAGGCCACTGGAGATCGACCGTCATACGCGCCCCTGTGGCTGGACGCCATAGGTCGACGTGATGGCGTTGTGCATCGGCCCTCGCTGATCAACGATGCCTTGCGCCAGCCGACCCTCGAGCTGTTCGATGATGACGTCGATCCTCTCACCGCCGCCAGGAAGAGAGCGACGCTCCTGGCGCGCCTGCGTACCGTCAGGCGCGTGCACGTGGATCTCGGTCTTGACCTGAGGGGAACCGGCGCCAGCCCCCGCGCCCAACCGCTGCAAATTCCAGCGGTGCCGTTGATCGTCCTGCGTCAACACTTCCTCGCCCTGCTTGGCGATGATCGGCACCTCGCCGGCGACCAGGCCGCCGCCGTGATACCGCTGAGCGCCGGCAAAGGTGGATGCAAACACCGAGCGCATGAACGAACTTTGCTCGCCCACGACGCCGCCGGTGTGATTACCGGTCACCGACCACACGCTGGGCTCCAGCACCGGCGTCGATCCACCGGCCACCGCGGTGCCGTTGGCGGGATTGCCGGAGAAGCCCTTGAACAGACCGCTGAGCCAGCTACCAGCGCCGCCCAAGGCATCTCCCAGCGCACTCGACAGCGGGCCCGTGATCGACTTCTGGATGGCGATGCGCGCGAGGTCGGCAATGATGGAGTTCGCGAGGTTGCCGAATTCGATCTTGCCGCTCGTCACGAACTGCACCATCGCGTCTTCGGCGGAGCGCATGCCCGACTGGATGGAGTTGGCGACGCTGCGCCCCGTACCAGCCGCCTCGTCGGCGTAGCGGCGCAGGCCTGCGACCATGCCGTCGGTCGCCAGCCGGCTGGCTTCGAGGCGGCGCAGTTCCGCCTCCTTGGTGTAGTCCTCAACGGCGCGAGCCGTGAGCAAGCCGGTCTGCTGCAGCTCCTGCAGTCGGGCGGCGTCCTGCTGGTAGGCGAAGTTGGGGTCGTACTGTCGGTTGAGGGCGTTGGCGTCGCGCGCCTGGTCGGCCCGCATGGCCCGCCGGGTGAGCTCGTCGTACTTCGCGATCTGCTTGTCGGCCGCCGCGACGATTGTTGCCGAGCCGGTCGCCGCTGCCTGCGCGCGAAGCTCTTCCGCGTAGGCGGCGACCCGGTTGGCGCGTTCCGTCTCGCGCGCGGCCTCGCCGCCCCGGGCTTCGGCGGTGACCAGCCGTTCCAGCCCCGCGACTTCCATCGCATAGGCCGCGTTCTTCTCGGCCGCGGCCGAGATCGCAGCGCCAGCCTGGGCTTCGAGGGTCTGCTGAGCAACCTGGCCGGCCGTGCCACCGGCGATCTGGCCCTGGTCCTCGGCCGCCTGCGCCTTCAGGAAGGCGGCCTGGCGGATCGCCTGCGCGCGCGACTGCCCGTAGGCCTCGGCCACCTTCAGGGCCGCGCTGGCTTCGGCCGAGAGCTGCTCGATCTGCTGGCGCGTCTCCGTGGCGTGGGCCGCAAGCACGTTGCTGCGTGCCTGGTCCGCGAGGTCGGTTGCCGCCTTGCCCTTGAGGCCCGCTTCCTCGGCGCGCCGCAGGGTTTCGTCGTAGGCGCGCTGTGCCGCCTGCAGGTGGGCGGGCAGCGGCGCCAGCTTGCTGTCGAGGTCGAGCTGGCGCTGCAGCTCTTCCGCCGGTGTGCGCAGCGCCTTGAGCTGGCCGTCGATGCGGGTGATGGCTTCCGACGCCATCTTCAGCTGTTCGGGACTGGCGATGCCCGACTCGATGACCTTGCGCGCGGCGGCCCGATCGCCCAGCAGCTTGTCGCGCTGCGCGGTGATGGCATCCATCTTGGCGACGGCGGTGGCCGCCTCCTTGACGTCGGTGGCCATCTGGGTGGCCCGCGACTTGATCTGTTCGCCGACCGTGTTGGTCGCCGTCGAGTGCCCCTGGCTCTCGAGATAGGCCAGGTTCGCCTGCAGGTCCTTGAGGTTGGCCCGCGCCTTGTTGAGCGAGTCCTCGATCCAGCCGCGGACGGCAGGGCCGGCGTCCTTCAGCCTCGCCTCGAGCTCGGTGACCTTGGCCTGGGCCACGTCCACCGACTTCCGGGACTGCGCGATGTCTTCGGGTGTCGGTCCGTTGGCCGTAGCCGCGGGCTTGCCGCCCAGCGCCGTGTTCGTCGTATTGAGGATGCCTGCGCCGCCGTTCGCGAGCGCCTGCGCGACCGAGCCCGAGCCGATCGTGTCCTTCAGCCGTGACCAGGCGCTCGCCAGCTCATTGACTGCTCGGGCAGCGGGCGAGATGCCCTTCTCGTTGGCACCCTTGAGGTTGCGCTCTAGGGCTGTCAGCACGACGTCCACTGCCGCGCCGCGCTCGCCCATCAGCTCCAGCTGGCGGACCTGGTCGAGCTCGGCGGGCGTGAGGGCATTGAAGGCGGCGTCGAGCTTGCGCGCACCGGCGACGGTGCCGTCCAGCCCCGCGGACAAGGCGGTGGTCGCGGCGGGAAGATCGGAGCCGGTGACCCGGGCAAGGTCGCGAGCCAGCGACAGGGTGCGCTGGACCTGGTCGCCGGTGACCTGGTTGTTGCCCAGGAGCACCGCGGCGGCCTTGGCGGTGTCGTCGTAGCCCGCTCCGGCGCGCTGTGCCTCGCTGCGTGCGAGATCCACGAGCTGGGCCGCGGTGAGACCTGCCTGCCGACCCGTGGCGGCCAGCGTGATCTCGGCTTGACGGTAGCGCGCCGAGATCTCGGCGGCCGAGTCGATGGCCAATGCGCCGCCGGCGACCACGGCTGCCAGCGCCGCGACCACACCACCGGCCACGAGCGGGATACGACCGAGGGCATTGCTCCAGCCGCCGAACACCTGGGCGATCTGGGGGCCTTGCGCCACGAAGGTGCGCATTACTCCGCCCCCCGACGCCAGCTGCGTGAACACGTCGTTCATCTGAAAAGCGAGCTGCTGCTTCTGGAAGGCCGACAGGCTCGTGTTGGTCTTGCCGAAGGAGTTGGCGAGATCGTCGTTGGCCGCCTTCGTGCGGCGCACCACGGTCTCATGCTGAAGCATCGCCGCGGAAGTCCGGTCGGCCTCTGCCGCGGTCGTCTTCACCGCCGCGGCAAGGGAGCGCTCCCCGGCCGCCGCAGCCGAGCTCGACGCCGACACGCGCTCGGTGCTGGTCGCCAGCGTGTCGCTTCCGGAGGCAGCGGCCTCGCTCGCGGCGCCAACCTGCCGGGCCCCCGCGCCCAACTGATCGAGCGCCGACTTCGCCTCGCGCGCGCCGGCCACGAACCCGTCGCTCTTGAGCGAGAGCTCGCCCTGGACCTTGAATGCGGTGGCCATCAGCGCGCCTCGCTCAGCGCTGAGCCAGCGCGACGATGGCCTCGCGCTCCATCACCTGCAGGTCGGCGAACTCCGCGGGAGTGGGCGTCATGCCCAGCCGCTTCAACGCGACCTCCACGCCGGCGTAGTCCAGGCCCAGCCAGACCAGCTGGCTGCCCGCCACGTGCGTGCGCCACTGCGTGTCGACGGCCAGGAACAGCTCGACCGCGCGGCGGCAGTCGAGCGGGAACACCTCGCCCGACACTTGCTCCTGCGCCTGTGCAGCCTCGCGTTGCCACCGATCGATTTCCTCTGCCGGCGCGCCGGCGGCGCGCATCTCGTCGACCATCTGGGACGACGCGACGGGGCCCTGCTGCACCCATCGTCGCGCCGCCCGTCTCAGTTTTTTGCGCGCAACCCCGCGCGGCCCTCGACGTAGGCGCCGATCGCCGCGAGCACGATGTACTGGTGATCCAGCAGGAGCTCGCGCCTTTCGGCCGAGAACTCGAACGCCTTGCCGTCGGCATCCTCGATGCCGTTCCAGCCGACCCAGTGTTTTGCCAGGAACTCCCGGCTGCTCACCTTGCCGCGCTCCTCCCACTGGCTGTCGGAGAGGTAGGAGAACGTCGCCTCGAACTCCTGCATATCGCCCGACGGCCGCGTCACCTTCACCGGAGCGGTGAACGTCTTGATGTCCTCGAACCGGAACATGGCTACTCCGCGCTGATGATGTAGTCGGCCGTGCCGCTGGCCGGCACGATGCCGCCACCCAGCTTCAGGCCGGCGTTGTTGCCCATCTTCTGGCGCTGGAAGGACTGGATCTGCCAGTTGGTCACCGTGAGGCGCACCTTGGCTCCGGCGGCGGTGCCGTGGAGCATGGCGATCGCCTTGTAGGTCCCGGGCACGCCGACATCGTTCTGCAGGATGCGCGTGGCGTACGACGGCTCTTCGATCGACATGCTGATCGTGGGCTTGCGGTCGCCGACCTCGATGTCCTTGCGGTTGATCCGCTCGACATAGTCGGCCTGCATGCCGGCGTTGACCTCGATCGATTCCAGGACCTCGGACTGCGTGGCCAGCGTGAACGTCGTCGCCGTCTTGTTGAACAGCGGCGGGATCCTCCAGGCCGAGAAGTCGGGGCTGGCGGGGAATGCCACCGAGGCGTTGGCGTCGAAGAGGCCGACGAGGTCGAACTCGATCTCCGGAAACTTGCCGACCTCCCAGCGGAAGATCGCGTTGCCGCGCGCGCCCAGGATGCGGGTGCGGTTGCCTTCCATGTTGAAGTACATCGCGGCCGACTCGAAGCCGGTGTCGACCGGCGAGTATTCGACCTTGGTGCCGGCGGACACCGTCTTCGAGTGACCCGTGCAGCGCGCCAGCCAGTCCCACGCGGGAGCCGTCCCTGCCGCGCCCGAGGAGGCGAGGTAAGTCTTGCCCTTGATGTTGACCCGGCGGCCGTGCAGCGCCTGTGCGAAGCCGCCCATGCCCGTGCGGACCAGGTCCAGGTTGACGCCGTCGCCGATCACGTCGTCCACGGTGACCTCGCGCAGCTGCATTGCCGCTGCAGGGGTCGGGTCGACGCCGTAGGTGGTCTCGATGGCGCCCAGCACGAGGGCTCGTTCGAAGCGGATGGCCATGGATCAGTTCTCCTCGTTGCGGGGCGGCTCGGCCGCCGGTGGCTGCAGCTGGCGGGCCGCCGACTCCTCGATCGGCCGGAGCGACCCGTCGGCCTGGCGCTCGAAGGCGCCGCCGGTGGCAGGCATGGCCGCGGGTGCGGTGCTGGCGTCGGCCGGCTGGGTAGCGGGAACGGGCGTGGGTGACTTGCTCAAGGGTGGCTCCTCAGGTTGCCGAGCTGAGGCCGATGTCGCGGCCAAAGGTCATTTCGAACCAGACCGCGCGCGGCGCGAACGCGGCCATCTTGAAGCTGCTGAAGACGAGCGGGCCGGCGTCGTCAGGCGACCAACCCAGGAGGCAGTCCATGATGGCGTCGTGGACGGCCTTGACCGCGTCCTTGGCGACCACCTGCGCTGCCTGCTCCCCGCCGCCGACCACGATGGCGAGGCCGACCCGCTGGGCGACCACCTGGACCGTGTGACCGGCGGCTGCCTGGTTGGCCTCGGCCTGCTCGCTCACCAGCATCACGTAGGCGGCCGGTCGCAGGTGCAGGGGCACGTTGCCCTGGCCCTCGCTGATCTCGGCGAAGTCGACGGCGCCGGCCACGTGCTTGAGCGTCGGGCAGCTGGAGCGCAGGCGCTGGATGATGGCGTCGATCATGCCGAGCCTTCACCTTCGAGGTGCTTCACCAGGATTTCTTCCCAGCGCTTCACGTCACGATCCGACGCGCCGATGAAGGGGCGCGCGGGGATGGTCACCTTCTGCGCCTGCAGCCAGCGCTTTCCGATCCGGAAGCGCAGCGCCTTGGCAGCCTTCGGCACGATCGTGCCGCCGAACTGGTGGATGGCGGCATAGAGCTTGTTGGTGCCGTAGATCACCGCCGCCTCGTCGGCGACGTAGGAGAACGACCCGCGGAGATCACCCGACTTGACCAGGGTCTGCCGCCCTTCGTCGGCGGCGATGGACGGCGGCCACGGAATGCCCTCCGGGGATTGCGAGCGTTCGAAGGCATTGGTGGTCGTGGCGACCATGTCCATGCCGATGTTCTCCATCGGCCGGCGCAGG